GTGCCTCACGGGAGACTGCGGGGCACCTATGTACATAGAATTGGTCAAGTATCCTGACGTATTTTTACGTTCAGCAAGCAATGACGTGCCTTTTCCACTAGACGATAAGACCAGTAGACTAATAAAATTTATGACAAAAGCTATGTACCAACATCAAGGCATTGGTTTAGCTGCAATACAAGTTGGTTATCAATTACGTATGTTTGTTATGGATTGTTCTCGCAGTGGAGATAATTCAAAAGTATTTATAAATCCAGAAATAGTAGAGAAATCTGATGAAACATTATGTGATAATGAGGGTTGTTTATCGGCTCCAGGCAAAACAGGAGAAGTACGTAGACACCTTAGAATTATTCTAAAGTATAAAGATGAAGAAGGAAAGGAGCAAAGAAAAACTTTTTACAATCTAGAGGCCAGGTGTGTACAGCACGAAATGGACCATTTAGAGGGTAAATTGTGTATAGATTATGAAAAAGGTAACTATAGTCGGGACAAACATAAGTCCCAAACAATGGTCGAATCTGATTTTAGAGCTAAATCTGATACGTAAACAGTGGAAACCATATGCAACGTTAGAGCTGCAGGGTCCTGGTATTAAGAAAATTATTAATTATGGCACAAATATGTCTAGCCTTAATTTCAACAAAAAGATGGAAGAGTAGCTGTGCCACGTATAGTAGAATATTTGCCCCTATTATTTTTTTTTGTGATAAGAAAAAACCTCTGGCACACTTGGCACAGTCCTGTTTTTAGACTATTAGTGAGGAATACCAAGGGTTATAGCTGTGCCACGGTAAATTTTTCTCTTGGCACACTTGGCACAGTTCCCTACTCGACGCGCGCGACCTTTTTTTTATTTTTGAAAACTTTTTTGCCCAAAAATCTCACTATACAGTATATACAATGATATGAGACGCCTGAAAAAATCTAAATACAAATCTGTTATTATTAAAAAGAAAAGATATTACTTCTACAAAATCACGTGGTTGGATATCACGGGTGATAGCGGGCACGCAGATTTACATACAGCAGAAGGTTTTATGCCATCAGAAATGATAACTCACGCATACTTACTTAATAAAGATAAAAAAAATGTTAGAACCTTTGCAAGTTATGAAGCTAATGATGAATTATTTAGTGATAGAAATGTATTCCCAAGAGGGTGTATAATTAAAATGGAGAAAATAAATGAAAAATAAAAAATTTAAATATGATGGTAGGTCAAGACCAACAACAGATTTATACAAAGAAAACTTTAATAGAATATTTAATCCTACATTGACAAAGAATATGCCCAATGTAAAATGGAAGGAAATACCACCAGTGAGTGGTCCTAATCCACAAGGAGTAAATTATGGAAACATTAAAAAGAATAAAAGCTAAAGTACACGAATTATATTGTGTAGCTAATGAAGTAACTAATCGGATTCAAGGTTTGACTCTTGTTCTGATTCTACTTGTTCTTTTATTGGGGTAACATCTTTCATCTTATCTTGGTAGAAAGAATCAAACTCTTTTATTAAATCTTCTTTAGACATATTATCTAATTGAATATTTACATTAGTATTAATGTTCTCATTCTTGTAGTAGCCCATTACTTTCCCTCTATTCTCTTCAGCTCTTTGAGCTACTGAATATGTAGAGGGCTGCTCCATAGATACATTTTTAATTTTACCTAAGTCTTGCATATGAATTGATTTGTTTATTCTAAAACGCATCTCTTGCTCTTTCTCAAGCTGGTCAATATACTTACCAACTAAAGGATACATTCTTCTGTTTAATAAATCAGATGCTGCTTTGGTAGCTCTAGTTTTATATCCTGCCTCAAAGGCACATTGAGTATTATTCTTATTGCCTCTCTCCCACACATACAATTCTGCAAATGTTTTTTGTTTTTTAGTTAATGCTCTAGCTGGTGGTCTTCCTCTAGCCTTCTTTGTAACTTCTGTCATACGACGTATTTATAGCAAAAAAGTATTCATTTTGCAAAATAAGTCCTGTTTTTGTCCTGTTTTTATTTACTTCTATGTCCTGTAATATATAACAAATCCGGTGAAACCAGAGAGCAAATTTTGGCAATTAGTTAAGAAGAATACACCTAAGATTCAATGGACTAGATTGGAATCTTGGGCATCCTTTGGTGTGCCAGATTTGTTGGGATACGCAGATTCTTGTGGTTTTTTTATGGTTGAGCTCAAGGTAGTTAGAGGCAACAAAATACACTTTTCACCTCATCAAAAATTATTTCATTTAACTAGGACTAAACGTGATTTTATTCTAGTTTACCAGCCTTCCCTTAAGCTGGTAAAATTATACGAGAGTAAATCGATCCCCGGTCTGTTAACAGACCACCGCGAAACACCTTCCCTCGCAATCAATGATTGGGAGCACATTCAACGCTGCTTGCTCGCGTCCTCATCGGACGCTTGATCGCTTGCTTGCTCGCTCCCCGGCTCGTTGCTCGTGGGCCCACCCACCCGCCGTGCTTGCTCGCTCGCTCGCTTGTCCGCTTGTTCCTTCTGAAATTTTTTCGCGCGCTTGCGCATCTCTTGATAATGTTTAGGGTGTTTAAAAACTAACATAGTTTAGAATCATTCTAATGTGCCAGGTAGGCAACGTTTTTAACTTTCTTATCCCAACACGCCCGGCAGCTTTTGCACTCGTTGCCCTGCTGCGGAGCTGGGCAAGTCGCTTTGCTCGGGTCGGTGACCACCGTCGAGGTATAATTAAACTTGCCCGCCGCTTTCTGATTGACCATCGGCATAGAAAAAATTAATTTTAGATTTGCTGGCGCTTTGTGTTGATACTTAACCGTCCACGCCTCCCGAGTCGGTAACCAGTGTTGAACATCCGGGGAGCGTCTTGCAACTTCAAAAATTTTGGCCAGGTGTTTCAGGTCCTGGATATCTCCGGAATCGTGCCATCTAAAAAATTTTGTTTTTTTAGAATTAATCTGCATTGTCATCGCTCGCACCCATAAAGGATGTCTAATCGCTTTTAATCTTTTATATTGCGCAGCCTGCACAACTTTAAAAACATAGCAGCCTTTTAATGCATAGCAGCCGTAACAGGTCGAGCCTTTAACCTTCTGCAGCTTGCCGCCGGTCTTGCATTCTTTAGCCGGTAAACCATACGCGTGGCCCGGCATTTTGGAGGGCTTGCTTAGGCTGCCTGTAATTTCTTTTGCTTTCTCAATTCTCATAATATCCCATATAACATTTTTAATTTCAATTGTCAAGCTGTCCCGGGTCATTATCCCGGGGATTTATATCCAGCCTGCTTGAGCCCTTCGGGCCCACCCTCCCCCCAGCTCGCGAGCTTGCGCTCGCGTCCAGGTTCAAGGATAAATGACCAGCCAGGTTGACCGGTCCCAGGTCCATCCAAGGTACAGCCTAACGACTAAAACTTAATGGACCAGGGACCAGGCCGGAACTCTTAAGAGTTCCGGTCCATAAAATCTTTTACTTTTTGTTCAGCCTCGGCTTTTATTTCAGCATCTGTTTTGGTGAACCAGGGTTCACCTAAAACTTTATTAATGCCTCCAAAATATTTTTTTTCTAATTGCTCCAAGTAGTCTTCATAAAGACTAGTTTCAAGCTCTTCAATTTTTTGGTCACTCATAGTTTATTCATTAGCTCCAATCTTTTTTCTAGCTTCGCAATTCTCTCAGCAAGTAAATTAATATTATTAACATTGCCGTGAACTACTTTCATAAGTGCAGTTATTTTATCTGCATTTTGAGTTGCTAGGTCATAAGAAATTTTAACAGCTTTTAAACTGTCAACTGATTTCATTGAACTAACTATTTCTTTTGCATCTTTACTTGTCATATTTATCCTTTCTTTTTTTTGTGGTGGTTTGAGTTTTTTAATCCGGATACCACCAAACGGGATATGATTACTTATAACATAATATCCCATATCTTGTCAAATAAATAATTAATTTTTATTCAACCTATGCTTGTGGGCCGGGGGCCCACCCTCCCCTAAAATAAATAAAAAAAGATTTGACTTATTATTTTAATAGTGTTATAAAATCCCATAATAAAAGAAAGGATAACAAATGAGTAAAATGACTAAATATCAATTAGAGCATTTTGAAAATAAAGTACGAAGATATTTTCAACCTTTGATTGATGAGCAAGAATTGTTAGTGAAGCAGTATAAAACTGAAGCGACTAACAATGTAATAAAAAAACTCGCAAAGAAAATGGGCGCTGATAAAATCTTACAGCAAATGAGAGACGCTGAAGAGTTTTTAAAAGAAGCTAGAGACAATGCGAGAACCTTCTTTGAAAAAAAAGCAAAGCAAGAAAAGAAGGATTGGAACTCTTATCGTTTTGACCGCGACGAAAGGTTATCACTATCTGATTGCGAAGAGCAGTTGCGAGAGTGGGCCAAAGAGTTAGTTGATAGGGAACTTGAGAGAAGGCCAGAAGGTAAAACTCTTAAAGACCTTAAAGACTTAAAACAAAAGGCAATAGATAATGTAATGGAAAGTGGGACACCAGATGAACTTAAACAAAGTTTAAATGCTGTTGTTAAAACTATTGGTTTAACTTGGAATGTTGACACTTCCAAGATTAAACAAATAGCCCAAAGTTAAGGGTTGACAAATGTTATGGGATATGACATAATATCCCATAACATAGAAAGGATAATATGATTGACAAACTAAACATAGGCCAGAAGTTTATAATTACTTACAGGCCAAATACCCACAATGGTGAAGCTAGACCGAAGCTCAAGAATGGCAAGGATACTAGACAAATAACGAGACGCGCGCAGTGGACAGATAAAAGCAGGGTTGTAAAGGATTTAAATAATAAGATTAAATATATAACTTATTATGATTTAGACCAGCAAGGTTATAGATGCGCGGTTGGTAAAGTTTGGATAACAAGTGAGGTCGCGTAATGATAACACAAATAATATTAAGATACGAAAACCTAAAAGAAGACGAGAGATATAATCTGCTTCATACTATTCTATTAGACAATGTTTATGCAGATAAGAAGTGCAAGGTTTTTTATAGATTAGGCGGTATTAATAAACCAATGATTGAAGTTAAAAAAGAGGATGTTAATGTAAATTAAACTTGACACAACATATAGGGTATGAGATAATCCCATACCCTATGCAATAACTACATAGCTCGAGAACCTTGGGCCCACCCACCCCGAGGGGTCCCAGCCAAAACCAATACAGGCTCGCGAACGATGGGCCCACCCACCCCAAAAGCAAAAGGGGTCCCAAGACATACACCTATACAGTTTGTTTTAGACTTAAATCTGTGGTAAATTTGAAACGAGAGGAAAACAGAATCTAAAAAAATTCTGCAAAAATTTTTTATGAACGCTTTACCAGAAGAAATCTTACGCTGCTTTAGAAAAGACTTTACCGAACATTTATCATACGAAGAACTTCAACACTTAAAAAGATTAAAAAATTCTTTTGAAAAAAAAGAAAAGGTAGAAAAAATATCAAATGACTTTATGGCTTTTGTTAAGGAGATGTGGCCAGAGTTTATAGAAGGCAAACATCACAAAGAAATTGCAGACAAGTTTAATAAACTTGCAAATGGAAAATGTAAAAGACTAATCATCAATATGCCACCGCGGCACACGAAGAGTGAATTTAGTTCCTTCTTACTTCCTGCGTGGATGGTGGGACGTAGACCAGATTTAAAAATTATCCAATCAACACACACCACTGAACTCGCGATCCGCTTCGGACGTAAAGCGAAAACTTTAATGGACTCCCCGGAATACAAACGAGTTTTCGATACAAGACTAAGAGAAGATTCGCAAGCCGCGGGTAAATGGGAGACTGAACAAGGTGGTGAATACTATGCAGCCGGTGTTGGTTCAGCAATCACGGGCCGTGGTGCGGATTTACTTATTATAGATGATCCACACTCGGAACAAGACGCAATGAATCCCGAAGCGCTGGAGCGTGCTTATGATTGGTATACATCAGGCCCACGACAACGTTTACAACCAGGTGGTGCGATTGTATTGGTTATGACACGTTGGAGTGTAAAAGATTTAACATCAAAATTAATTAGCTCACAAAAAAATATTAAAGCAGATAAATGGGAAGTAATAGAGTTTCCAGCTATTATGCCATCAGGCAAACCTATTTGGCCAGAGTATTGGAAGAAGGAAGAACTTGAAGGAGTTAAAGCTTCTATCTCTGTTGGTAAATGGAATGCACAATGGATGCAGAATCCAACAGCAGAAGAAGGTAGTATTTTA